AAAATATTCAGACGACCTTGCAAGAGCTTGAAGGTCTGAAAGAATTTTATCATAAGACTTTCTTATAAATCCCTGCGCAGTTACGCCGTAATCCATACCGTATCTTTCACCTCGCCGAATTTTGAATTAACAGAAAATTCGATATTCATATTTCGCTTCTGCCTATCTACGTTAATGTTGATATAATTTGTTGATGTTACCTCTGAGTCATTTTTAAAAATATTCTGAATCCTTGAATATATAACTCTTCTTGATATAGTTTTATATCCAAGTATTGTAAACCATTCGATACCTTTGTCTACATCAAGAAACCATGAACCGCGATCTAATCTAATCGCATTCTCAAGTCGCTGTGCTAAGCATTCAACATCATTTATCATTACAGCTTGACCGCCTGATATATCTCTATCTTTGTTTTTCAGTTTAAAAGTTTTCATAAAATTTTTACCTTTGCTGCTTTTATTGAATCAAGCCCGTTTTGCAGGGTTAGGGCTGCAGCTTTAATCGTTGCTAAAGCTGCAGCATTGGCGGCGGGATCTCCTGGGGATATTGAAGATAAAGTTGTACAAAAATTATTTAAGATAGTTGCTAATGTATTCCCAAGCGCTGCCGGTTCGACCGCGTTTTTTATTTCAAAGTTCCCGTCCCATGAAAACTTACCGCCTTTCCCTATTACATCGTTTTCAATAATTTGCAGATTGACTCCTGCTTTGTGACCGATTAACATGCCATCATCATTAAATGAATCCGGCACATTGAAATTTTCAGGCGCAATGCCAAATACAATACTTGCATTCTCACGAGAAAAGGCGCCTGCAGACACATCATCATGAAGATTATTTAGTCCATATTCAATGTCAAACGTAGCGTAAGTAACCCAAACAAGATCACCTTTCACATAGTCTGGTCTTATATAATATCCGCCGGAGTAAAAAAATTGGACAGGCACATTTCCGATGACCGCAAATTTAACTGCTACTTTATCACCTGATGCCTTGTGCTCAAGCAGAGGCTGAACATCAGCTCGCATTTTTTTCTTATCAAAAGATTCAATGCGACCTATACATCCTATCACGATGTCTCTACTCCGCTTATCCCAGAATTGGTTAAATAGTTCGATCAGTTCTTTTTTCATAACTTTTTGACCTCAAACTCTGAGCCTGCCTGGCCTTTTGATGAAAATTTATTCTTCCCGGAAACAACTTTGAATAATCCTTGAACCTCAACGCCGTCAATTTCGACTAAACTGCCAGCTCCTATTTTGTATAAGAATAAAGTTTTAACCGTGTAACCTTTATCTGTTTTTTTAGCAGATAAAAGTCCTGAAGTCGGTGATAGATAAAAAACAGACGTAGATGACGCCGATTGCTTTTTTAGAAAATATGCTAAGCCGTTCTTAAAGAAAAAATCAGATTTAGTATCATTTTCTAATCGTTTCATCGTAGTGCGAAGAGGTACGCCGGAGAAAGAGATGCCTCTTGAGTAAATCTTATTCACTTCAAGTTCAATTTTCGCTGGAGTAATTCCGACATCGTTCAAAATATTTTTGATAACATCCTCTGCTGATATTGAACCTTTCCATGATCTGTTAATAATTGCAGAAGTCCAGAGCGACGTTTTATCTGCAATTGTCAGAGTTAATATTTTATCAATTTTTTTATCTATCTCAAATTTCACAATCTCACCAACTACGCATGTGCCATAATCATCTTCATAACCTGCATCAATAGTTATAAGTGCGTTTGTATCTTTCTTTTTTTCGCATGCTGCAATAGTCTCGTCGGACGGGTTGTATATAACTGCTTTAGTCTGATTAGATGTTGAAACAGAGTATTCAGTCTCAAATTCTAGTGTGAACGGAGGACTTGTAAGCACTTTGTTATCAATATTGAACTCAGCATATCTCTTGTATAAGGCGCTCATATGATACACACTCGCATGTTGTCAAAATTAGTTTTACTAATTCGGTCAACAGTTGGAATATTTTTCATTACATCCGACAAATTAAGCGGCACAATCTTTTTCTTAAACGTAAGACCAGTCACAACTTCCTGAATTGAATTTCTTAGATATGTCAACTTCGACGCATAAATCGGATTCTCGTCGTCATCTAATATAGTGAATGTATAGAAATCTCCTACTGCATTGTAATCGAAATTGAAAATATAATTCTTGCCGTCGATCCTGAAAATTTTTTGTACAGGCAGTTCGTCATGTTTAAGTTGTATATATGTTAAAGAGATAGATTCGCTCATGAGAATATCCTTTTTAATATCGAAGTTGGTTTAGCCTCTACACTTTCTGTCTTAGTAGATGATTCACCTTTCTTTGTAGTCTTTTTCGCTTGAGTCGGAAGCTTGGAATTTTTCATAACAGCTTCTGCTATTGTAATTTTTTTTAAAGACATAGAGACATTAAACCCACTTCCGGTCTCAGTATTTCTTGAAATATCAACTCTTGTAATTAACATACTTGATGCAGTTATATCATAGCCGGTTGTGATTAATCCTGAAAAAATCGGACCGGAGTATGTGACTATGCTGCCCATTTCTTGCCAAGCTTCAAGCATCTCTATCTTATCTTGAACAGTCATAGTATCAACATTAAGCTCAAGTGCAGACTTAGCCATATCTGCAGCTTTACCTAACAGATCGTTATCATCTGCTAAAAATATTTCGAGCTCAATTGTCTTAGGGTCTTTGATAATGTGATCAGTTATAATACTCCCATCCTCAACTGTGTTATCTGTAACTTGTATTGAAGCAGATATACTCTCAGTCATTAAAGGCGAAAGGATCACAGTAGTACCTGTGTCCTCTGCGAATATGCACGGTTTTTCATTTTTAAAAAAATCAGCAAATTCCATTTTCTAAACCTCTAACCCAAGTTCCGCACTGATTGCAGGTATAAGCTCTTGAATCTTTTTCATTACAAGAGATGCTACTGTTTCCGGATCAGTGGAGCCTGATATGTTGATAGTAGGAGCTATCGTTATATTTGCACTTTTGCTCCCTCCAGATAGTGCATTATTTGGTATGATCGTTCCCGAACGTGAAGGCGTGAATAGTTCCGGTCCACGTTCGCCGACTATATAAGCTTCACCCGAATTAACGCTCCCGCCAGTTGCTCGTGCTTGTACAGCCTCAGCCTGTCCATTAATATTAATCTTTGCAAGTAGCTTCACAGCCCAGTCCGGAAGAATTCCTTTTAACGATTCTTTGAGGTCTCCTAATGCCTCTTTTATTTTGTCCGGGATTGATGCGAAATAATTTACAATCCGATCAGGGATTGATCTGAAAAAAGCTGAAATTTGATTCCAGTAGAAATACAAAATCGAAATAGGAAATATAGCCATGATTAAATATTTGCCATATTTTTTGAATAGATTCAAAATTACACCTAACCATTTTTTGAAAAAATCTCCGACTTCTGCAAATCTATCTTTCATTGCAGCAAGCCAATCACCAAACACAGACTCGCCACCTGTGAAAAATGCTTTAAACCATTCTTTTAAATTTCCTAATATAGATTTTATTTTATCAGGGATTGATGCGAAATAATTTACAATCTGATCAGGAATCGATCTGAGAAAAACTGAAATTTCGTCCCAGTAAAAATACAAAATCGAAATAGGAAATATAGCCATAATCAAAAACTTACCATATTTTTTGAACAGATCAAAAATTGCAGGTAACCATTTTTTGAAAAAATCCCCGACTTCTGCAAATCTATCTTTCATCGCAGCAAGCCAATCGCCGAACACAGACTCGCCACCTGTAAAAAATGTATACAAATCTTCTATGATTAATATAAGAGCTAATATAACTGCACCAGCAGCAATGAACGGCCAGATCATTGCATTTACACCGAAAGCCAGCCCCCATGCTGCTTTTGCTGCAGACCAGAAAGCTACAACTAATAATATTCCAATAATCGGAATAAGAACTAACAGCGCTATTTTCAGAACACCCATAGCAACCGGAGACTTTTGCAACCAATCTAAAAATTTTATGCCGACTGCAAGCAGCGGTTTAAGACCTTCAAGCAATACCATACCCATAGTTGCCTTGAGTCCGGAAAGTTTGTTGTTGAACGTAGATGATAACCCTGCAGCACTTTTTGACATCCGGTCCATTTCTCCTGCGTACTCTCCGCCTGCTTTGCTCATATTAGAGAAAGCTTGTCTTAAATGCTCAAACCTTATAACTCCGCTCGAAGACATATCTTTTATTTTTTGTGCAAGCTCTTCGGAGTTGTTAGAATTAACTCCCAGGACATTCGCTAACTCCTCGAAAATCGGTATTCCTTGTGCAGATAATTGCTTAATGTCGTTCATCTGCACTATGCCGAGCGTTTTATTTTTAGAATAAATCTCTGACAAACTTTCAAGCGACATCTCGGAACCTGCAGCAACATTACCCAATTCGTGAAGAGTTTGCTTAACTTCATCAATCGGCATTTTTAGACTCAACATACGCTTACCGGCAGCGAGCGCTTCTGTGTCGGAGAATGCACCTGCATCTGCAAAGTCGTTAAGCATGTCTACGGCTTCTTTTGCCTGCTGTTTGTTTTTTAATAAACGTTCAAAAGAGAGATTAGTCTTTTCTGCATCCTTTGCAAGAGAGATCATCTCTCCGCCTACGCTTTTTACAAGCGATCCAAGACCGACAGCAGCAAGCCCTGACATGACGCCATGCAAAAGTGACATTTTATTCTTGGCATGATCAGATGCCTCAGCAAGTTTTTTGAGTTCTTGAGCTTGAGAGTTTACTCTTTTCGCAAAATCAGTTTCTTCGTTTTTCTTCAATACATCTTTGTATTCTCTAATCTGCCGCTTGGTTAGACCCGTTTGCTTTGCATAATCAAGCATTTCTTTAGACATGTCGTTTGTGCTTCCGACATAGTTCTCTGCAATTCCAAGAGATTCTTTTACCTCTTTATTCCACTCCATGAGCTCGTCTTTAGCTTTGTCAGCTAAAACATCTATCTCAATGCCTAATGTTCGTAAAGGCTTACTCATTCTTTGATCTCTCTATCTCTTCATTTTCTAACTTGATTCTATAATTCATTGCATAATTGAGTTTTAACAAAAATAAAGGCCCCTCAGCGTCGTAATCTTTTTTGTCGATTTTAACAACGCCGTATGCAATCGGCCTCCAGTAATGCCAGTCTCTTTCAACTTCCGCGCTTAGAGCTTGCAGGCGTTTGTTCCAGCTCTTCTTGTTTTGATTCTGCCACAACGGCAATCTCCCCACGCAGAAACATGCGCAGAAATTTCTGCCAGACCTCCAGCTCGTGAGGTTTTACATTATCGATTGTCGGCTTGAAGCCGTGTCCTTCGGGAATTACACAGTGCTCAAATGCTTTATCCAAAAAGCTGATAGTATCAAGCCCCTTCTCAAAATCGAATGTTTCTTGCTGCCATTCCAAATGCGTCCTATTGCCCGGATGTTGAAGTTTATATTCTTTGCCATCTACAAACTTTATATAGATGATCTTCCCGTCTTGCTCTGATTTTAGAATTGTTGGATTCTTTTTCATATATTTTTCTCCTGTATTTTTTTTTAAAAATTATTCCGGCAACGCCGCGTCCATGTACTCAGGTACAAGGATTTTCCATTCACGTTTTGGTGTGTCAGCTCCGAATGTGATTGAAGGTTTTTCCATAATTCTGCTCCCTGTACCGCCACCAAGATATTGACCTGCGGACGTGTTTTTAATAAGAACTGGAAAGCTCGTTGGGACTTTTCTCATACCATCGAGAACTTTGTTACTCGGTGACTCCTCCACCAGCGTAAATGTTATATTATACCTGTCATCATTGACTTTGGCAAATGTAACATCCCCATCTATACCTGCAAAAGATTTCATGTCGTCTTTTGTCACAGGTTCAACTTTGATCTTATCGCCTTCTGCAAAACCTGTGATTGTTAAACCAGCAATTACTAATAAAACTTTTTTAGGATCATAATAAGTACTCATATTACACCTCTATCTTTCCATTGACATTCATGCTATGCACTGCACCGGCAACTGTAAAACTGAATTCGATGTTTGGTATCTTTCTTGCGGCTCTGTCTGTTGCAGGGATTTCAGACCTTTGCGGAATTTTTATTTTGTACATATATACCCCTTCATCTGAAAGTTTTGCATCGTCTTCAGATTCAACTTCCCCTATAATTTCCGAACGCCCGCATTGCTGAAATACTTCTCTCATTGCAGCCTCAATCTTGGCAAAACCGGAATTAGTAAAAGATATTTTGCCGTTTTTTATTTGAAGATTAAATAACGCCTCTTCAAGTCTTGCCTTAACAAAGTCACGTCCCATCATATTATCTACAAATTCTGCGCCTGTAGTTATGCCCTCGTTAGAATAGGCAACTCCTGATTGTCTTGAAAAAGTCTGTCCATTTTTGTTTCTTATCTCAATTAATTCTGTAGTTGTGAAATTAGCAGGCAACACGCCTGTAGGAGTTTTCCATTTCCATGTAATTGTACCGACTGTTTGGGGCAGACACAAGCCAACCCAAGCAGCTTCATAATATTGGTCCGCCTGATCGTGTATGAGATATGCCTCTCTGTTGTTATTCCGATTTTCAAGAGCTGATATATCTGCAGTACAGCCAAAAAATATTTTCTCACTTGACATCGCAAAATTGCCGGATTCTGCCAAACTTTCCTTGTCTCTTTCTGTGATAAGAAGAGCATACCAGTCATTGTGAGTTTTGACAAGTTCTGCAAGTGCCTCTTCAATGCTGACACTTTCCTCTCGCCTAAAAATTGCAATTCTCTCCGGGCATGGACTCTGGGCAAACATCATTGCTGCCATCTTATATTCTGCGTCTGTAATTTTGAAGCCTGCGTCAGTTAGTTCTGCAAGTGATGAATACTCACCATAATCAAGCTCGACCAAACCTGATCCAAGTATAAGAGGCAAACCAAAACCTTTCACACTCAAAGGTTTAGTCAGCATGCTTATATTGATTACAATATCATTAATATTAGCCATTTTGCTCTCCTTGTTTTATTTCTTTTATAGTCTCTGCAATATCAACTGCATCAACTATCTCTGTCTTAACCGCCTTGTCTCTAACCTCAAAGTCAAAGCCAAACTTATACTCATATTCGGTCTCAAAAAATACAGTTCTGTCTTGTATATAATTAACAACCGAAACTCCGATGCCGATTTCATCAGCGACCTCAAGCCCAGCAAGCGAATCAATCCATGTATACGCATCTTCAGCGACATTAAATAAATCTCCGTAGCCTTTTTCGTCAGAGAAAAAATTAAGAGAGATGACAATCGTAGACTCTCTTGTAGACTTTTGAATTACCTTTGTGTCGTCTTCAGCGCAAATCTCATCAATCTCTATCATTTCTTGTGCGCTTTTTGGATCGCTTGATAAAATCTTGTACGACATAAAAGGATAAGTAAGCCTTTCTCCTGATTGTTCAGAGCGTACAAACTTAATGTTTAAATGCTCCGACAGCGCTTTTATAAACGCTCTTATTTTTTCAACCCTGGTCATATATCCTCTGAGTCATATACATTGTATAATTCCCTTCATCTCTCTCGCTTATATCGCCTATGCGATATTTAATGTCCTTATATCCTATCAAGTCTCCGCTCTTGTATGCAGCCTTGCCTGCCACATAGAATTTCATATCTCCTGCCTTGTAAGTGCCTTCAGGTAATTTTTTTTCTAAAGTCAACGTTACAGGCCGTGGCGTCATTCTTTCATCAATAGCTGCCTCAAAGTTTGCATTTTGCCATTCGCCGTCTATGTATTCGCCTTTTGCTAGTACATGAACTTTGACGTCTTGATAGCCTCCAATTATCGCTTTCATCCTTCTATCTCATATCCGATTGATTTTAACATATCGCCTGAGTCTATAAGAGTCCTGTTCCCTTTTTTAAATATTTTCGTCAGAGGCTTATTTTCCGGCTTTATGTTAGATGAAATGCTCCCTCTAATTCTTGATACAATCATCTCTCCTGCTGCAACAAAGAGATCATCAGCGCTTGCTTCTCCGAGTAAAATTTTTTCTAACTGAACCCGCATAATCTCTTCAACTTTTTCTTTAGTCTTTTTATTATCCGCAGCTTTACGTATAAAAGCTCTTTCCGGGATTTTAACACTCCGAAGCAATACGAATGCCGGAGTATCTCCGCTTATTAACTTTCCGCCTTTCCAGATATTTTTTGGATCGAACGGAACAAATCGGAAAAATTTTGCCGGAAAATCTTTTGGGCTTTTTCCTTCAAGTTCCGGAAGCAAAGGCACGGCTAAAAACTTACCTTTTTTAGGTGTAATTCTTGCACTGAATTCGTTCGCTCCCGCATACTTGGCGAGTAAAGAACCTTCTTCTGCAACAACACCTGCTATGACGCTTTTCTTAGCAAGTTCTGCAATCTCAGCTTCAATATTTCCGAATTCAGCATATTCTACCTTAGATGCCACACCTACACCTCTTATACAATGAATCCCCTCTTACCTATTACATCTCTCAAAGTACTGAGATATACACCTCTGTAACCTTTTGTTGCTGCAGTAGTGGTGTTGTAACTCTCGCTGACATCAGCAACACTCTTTGATGCAAGCGGACCTCGAATGTTGCCTGTTGACTCAAGTATGCTCGCTGCATAATATTCTTGTAAGTCTGCAAATGACTCGTGCGTAACAGCGACCCCATCTTTTTGCACCTTGCGTAAAGCAGATGCTAAAACTTTCTCAAGCAACGCATCCGAAAGTTCGGACGCATCGTCGAGTAACAACTTAAAAGATGAAAGAGTCGCTTCCGGCATACGCTAAATCCCTCCGCCGACATAAATTGCAGACGGATGCCGTATGATACATCCTGCTGTGCGCTCTTCTACAATCTGCTCTGATGTTCCAAGTATATCATACACCGGATTGCCAATCTCCATGTCCAGAAGAACCGCAAGTTCTATAATCTCAGGGTCGTTGTCAAGCACCACAAAACAATCCTGTGAACTCTCAAGACAGTTGTGTTTTTTAGATACGTTTGAAGTTTTGATAATTTTTTCAAAAAATTCGCCCTGGCTCTGTATCCATTGCAACACGGTAATTGTTGCCATATCAGAGTAAGGTTTGAGAAGCATATTATAATGGTCAGAATCAAGAAGCAAAACTCTTGCCTTGAAAATGTCATTTTTTTCAACTGCAGCTTTTGCCGCACGAAGATCTTCAAGAATTTCTTGAGGTGTTTTGTTTTTCCAAAGTTTTTTTTCTGTTGCTGTTGAACCTTTACCGCCTAAAGCAACTGACTCGTATTGAATACCCGAATGATTTAATATTCCTTTGATATTGTAGTCTTTGTCGCCAACAAAAGCTATTTTGTTTTCTGTCTCTGCAACAAATCTCCTTGCGGTTGACACTCTTGTAGTATCAAGACTTATGGACGGTCCTTTCCCAAGCGTTGCGCTTGCCTGCACTGCCTCTATTTCCGCTTTTTCGTACCTGATACCAGTTACGATTTTATAAACCTTTAAAGTCTCCATGCCGCCTTCTTCGCCGACAAACGGCACATCTTTCGCGGATGCTCCTGCCGCAAGAATCTTGGCTGATCCTGTTGGGGTATACCAGACATATCCGATCACTGGTGCATATCGCGGATGATTTGAATTAATACTTAAGAACTGTCTTGCTACAAGTTCTTCTTTTTTAGGTTCATATAAGACATTCTCTATAGCAAGTAAATCTTCCTTCCTTAACAATGCCATAATTTTTTCTCTCCTTGTATTCTTAATCTACTTATGCGTCTGCTACTAAACTAAAAGGCCCGCTTACCCAAAGAACTGCAGAACCGCTCCCATCTGTCGAACTTTTGAATTCCGCATCTTTAACTAATGCAGTCTTACCGGCTACCGCAGTAGTACAAAAAACTCCTGCGGGCTTGCCTGTTTCTGCTGTATGCCGTACTCTGACTTTGTCGCCTGGCTGAACAGCCTCTTCAACACTAACTACAACAATAGCTTTGCGTCTAACACCGCAGGGATCATTTGTATTGTACTTCTTATTATCATAGTCTGACGCTTCATAAGACCACGCAGCAACGCCTAAAAATTCGTCAGTTGCAGACGATATTAGTTTTGCTTTCTCAGGAGCTGAACCTCTCGCAACTGCTGCGCCGAATGGAATACTCCCTTCCGCTACAAATGTGCCGGTGTATTCGTCAGGCAGATGCTCTGCAATCTCACCAAGCTCTCTGATTTTATCAGTATATAATTGACCTTCAGGTATGCTCATTATTTGTCCTCCTCCATCATTGTTAATCTTTTAAATTTTTTCTTTTCGATTGCTGCCGCGTCGATTCTAGTGCTGGAGCCTGCGCCTACATAGATATTTGCTTTCTCCTTTGTATATGCCATCGCTGCGTCAAATCTTGCTTTGACGTATACATTGTCGAGCTTGTCAGTTCTGGTGCCGGATTCAAAAGGCAGAGTCTTTTCAATGACTTTAAGCATTATCTCTCTATCGCTGAGCCCGTCATGCTTGAAATCCTGTATGACTGACGATGCGGCATTGATAAGAGACAGTCTCTTTTCAACAGCTCTGTCTATTGCTGAAGCTTCGTCCTGCCTCTTTTTGTTTTCACTCAATTTCTTGACCAAAGCCTCCGCTGCGTCTCTTCTTGCTTTAGCTTTTCGCAAACTCTTCTTTAATTTTTTGACGTCCTTAGAGTCTGTTTTTTTCTCCTCATCGTCGTCGTCATCGTCATCATCTTTTTTCGTATCATCGTCTTGATCAGGATCGTTATCCTTTTTTGTATCATCGTCCTGATCCGGATCGTTATCCTTTTTTGTATCATCGTCCTGATCCGGATCATTATCCTTTTTCGTATCATCGTCAGAATCGAACTTTACTCCTATCGACGCCAAAAATTTTTTTACAATTTCCATAAAATCCATTGAATCTCTCCTTGTTTTTATTTTTTGCTTTTTTTTTTCGATTTGAACCGCGTATAAACTATCAGCAGAATCAAGATAAGCCCTGACATCTTCACCTGCTCTGCCTGAGTCAACATGCGCGATGTGGTTGATTATAATGTTTGTTTGTTTCGCATCGTATTTTTCGCCCTCAAATTCACCTGGCGTGTAGTCTATACTTGTCTTAAATCCGATGCTCACTTCGAGCTTATTACCCGCTTTTAATTCTGAGATTAAGTCAGCATCAAAGATAGTCTCGGTAGCCTCTACCATCTCATTCTCAACAGTTATAGTATCCCCAAGCGAACCTTTAACGTGTTTTTTCCAGTTCGATGTGTTTACCATACCGTCGCTATCATCAATTGACGGATGATCGTCAGTGACAGGAACTCCTTTGGCAGAACTGATTGTGGCTTCTGAGAATAGATCTTCAGGCAATTTCGCTTCATAGCGTATCTCTCCGGACGGCGTCAGATACGGAAATACGCCCGGCTTTGCAATTACAACTCGCGCCCGCAAAAAGCCGTCTGCGCTTTCGTCTATCTCAATAGACCCGCGGTCATATCTTAATTCATTTTTTAATTCCTTAGCCATAAATGAGAAAATACGACACAAGGTAAATGCGCGCAAGAGCCAACTGGCAGCAACTGAGTGCAACTGGTAACAAGTGGGTTATAAATTTTTAATTTGGATTATTTTTTTACAAAAAAAAGAGAGGTTTTTATGTCTATCTAATGCCTATAATAAGTTATGCTCAGCTTTATACGCTTCACTTTTAACCTCTCTATAAATCAATTCTGCGCTTTCGCGGGAATCGCCAAGTTCCATATATTCTGAAATAGCATCTTCTTTTGTAATTGTATCATCTACAATTTTCATATATATGTCTAAATATTTTTGTCGCATTTCTTTATCTGTCATTTAAGCAGCCTTGATTTTTTTAATAAAGCATCAAAAAAAATATTTATTCTCTTTATATCATTTTCGTCAAACAAATAACCAAAATTTTTATTTTTTTTCTCAAGCATTGATTTCCCTAACTGCTCGTTTTTACTTTTGTAGTCTATATATTGCTCGAATGCTCTGGCAAGCAATTCTTTATCTTTCATTAAATATTCAAGATGTTGCTTAAATTTAGGTTTAACCCCTTTGTTTATTAATTTCTGCATATCTTTATATACAGAGCTCTTTTTTATAACATCAAGCAGCTTATCTCTTGCATCTTTATTTTTAAGTAAATTGTTATCAAGATAATGCATATATTCATGCAAATAAGTAGTTTCAGGATAGGGCGCTCTAGGATCTACCATAATAACAGTACTCTTTGCTGAATAGACTCCAACTGCACCTTTCAAAAGATCGCCTCTTGATGTGACAGTAAGAGCTTTTTTTATGAGTTTTGGATCAATGTTTAAAACTTTATCAAGCTCATCAATCATATTCCCGACTTTCTGCTTGAGTGAAGGATCGCTTATATCTACAATCATTCTCTCTGTTATGCTGCCTGATTTGCCCCACTGAGCAGGCTCTGTTCCGGGTCTGACATTCTCAAAATAGTTATTATCAACAGGTCCCTCATATTCTTTCTCAGCCATCTCAGGAGTTGCCGGTTCTTGCCAGCATCTACAGTTGAAATCCATTCCAGGATGCAATGCTCTCCCATCTATGGCGGGCGGATTATTCCAATCGTGGTACGTCCCCTCTAAGGCTAAATGAGTATCTCTAGTCCTTGAATCTCCTACGCACCTCCAAACGTACCCGGGGATTCCCGCTCCTTGCAGGCGGGTTCTTGTAGTCTCACCAAAAAATTTTGACGCCTGGTCCCGCGCCCAAAATTCTGTTTTGGATATGTTTATACCTGTCTTATCTCTCAGTTCCTCGGCTATGTTTTTGCTGCCTTTACCTGCAAGAATCCCATCTTTAACGATTTGACTTATATCATTAAAATGCGACTTATATGCTTGATCTATGAGAGATACATTCGTTTTTACAACTTTATCGATAAAATTTTCATTGAGATTGTTTCGTAGTTTAACCGTAGTCATCCAGAGTTCACCGCTTTGGCCTTTCGGTGCCGGTCTTCCTGTCACAGAAGGGAGTTGTGGCGTATTCAATCGCGCATAATGTTTTCCTAAAATCTCATTACTCTTGTCTCTACTCCACGCGTCTATCATTGCATAATTTTTTTTGATTTTACCTCTAAGAACTTCTTTATCAATTCTATCTCCATACTCTTCTTTCAATTGCTCAATAAAGACCAAAATGTCTGTGAGCGAATCTGCTCTGATAGACATATCGCTGTCTGCTTTTATTTCTGTTTTTAGTCTTTTAATAACTTCTTGCATAAAAGGTTTTGCTATCTTCGCAAATTCACCTGCGAAAAATCTTTTGTATTGTTTTTCAAGTGCAAGCGGGTACATTTATACCCTCTTAAATGTGTTAAAATATATAAAGCCATGCGTCCCGACACAAAGCCTCTCAGACGCAAGGAAACGGCTTCCAATTTTATCCAAATTATAAAGTTGACCAATTATATATAGAGACATAATACCCCTAAAAATGCGCCTTTTGAGCAGAGTCGCTTTTGGCTTTATCTTTTTTACCCTCTTCGTCTTTTTCGTCAGGCTCAAAGTCTGGGATACTATAATTCAACGGCCGCTCTTCCCATTCGTCAAATTCTTCTAAATCGGAAAAACGGCGTTGCTTAACTTCGCTCGGTTCTAAAACTCCTGTTGAAATATATATCTGATCTGTCTGTGCATTTTTATTATTCTGATCCGCCTCTTCGGTCGGGTCTTTTACCCAGAGCGGATTAAATTTAATCTCCCAGTCAAGGCTTGAAGTATCGCCTGCTAATTCATCATATATTGCACCTTTTCTTTCGTTTATTATAAGATAGACGATACGATTTAAAAAAGATAATATCTCTTTTGTCTGTAACCTATTTACACTTTCGTAATATGCGCGCAGGTCGAACTGACCTGATGTTATCACTCCTTGACTCTGACCCATAAGCCGGGATTTCGGCATTTGCGCAGTTCCCGCTAAATTCTCAAAAATAATATCTACGACCTCTTTAAGAAACGCTTTCCCGGCTTCCGTTCCTACTATCCTCTGAATCTCCTCATCATCTCCAATTCCCATAAGTCCTTGCGTAGACATTATGCTTTTAGCATAAGCCAGAGTTTCCGCCATTTTTTCGGGGCTCATCGACTTAAAATCCGGCGATTTGAAAATCCACACAGCCATTTCATATACTAATGTAGAAATCGACCATAATGACGTATCTTGCGCTTGAATTGAATCCATGATTGTTTCGATTACGGATATACCTTTCAAATCCTCAGGGATATATTTTCTGACTAAATGAAACAATCTGGACTCGTGTACCTCTATTCCGGATACGAAATATTTAAGTGTATGATAGTTTTTTGACAAAGGGATGGCAAAATTTGAAATTATTGACACATAGTCGGGTCCGAAGACATTTATGTAGTCGATTGTATCTATAGCCGGCATTGGAAAAGAGAGCTCTTCATAGGTCTGCGGCTTGTCAGCTATTACGCCTAAGTACATAAATCCGCCCTCTGCGTACATTCTTGAAAATCTAATCAATTCGCTTATCTTATCTCTGACTTTTAAGTCGTCCATTCTGTTAATAATGAGTCTTGATATACCAAGGCCTTGAAGTTCATCAGAATCATGATCCCTGTTTGTTGTAATAGTTATCCATTCTTTGACTGCATCTTCGCCTGGAGCATCAACAATATTCTGAATAAAACCATTCGCCCTATACCAAGCCCGGATCATTTCAGGAGTATACGATCTTACATTCGGCGTTAATCTTTCTAATTTATCTCTTGACGTTCCTCTCCCTGTTGATAATCCTGTCATAGAATCATATCGTTTATCTAAAGGTGTATTGTCTTTCATGCGTTTTTTCATTAGGCGTTTTTTCATCTTATCATTCCTCTAAATAAATTTGCAAGCCCGCTGTACCTTTCAGATATTTTTGATCTGCCGATTCCAAGCTGTTGTATTAAGCCTGCGAGAGAATCCGCCGCATCCTTGTCTTTTGATAATTCATTATAACCCAGAAGTTGTTTCATATATTCAGGCGTTACATTGCGGGAAAAATACAATTTACCCCAGTTTTGTTTAGCGTAATTGATTATCCTGAAATGCTTATCGCGCACGCTGTCAATAAGCCCTATATTCATATTGCGCTTTTCGAGTTCGTATTTCATAATACGTTGAGCCTGATTAGATTCAATCCAGAGCTTTCGGAGCTTCTCTTGTTTATAAATTTTTTCTATAGTATCGTAAGATTTGTCGATTTGACTCTTCCATACCCAGCCTCCTGTAATATATGCTTTAGATTCTTTATCATTGCCTACTTCAAGACCGCCTGTTGTAAGCGCAGAAAAATCGTTTCCGCCGAAGGCAGGATCAAGATAGCCGATTACAGGAAGGCCGGAAGGCGGCTCTCTAAAAACAGGATCACTGAATATATGGTCTATCATATCGACCGGTGTCTGCTGATATAAGGCTTGAAATATTTTCTCGCCAACTGATTCACGTATATCTTGTATCTCATCAAGACCGTACGCTTCAGGCCAGAGAGACTTTCCATTTAGGTCAAGAACCGGAAGAGACAGCACATCCCATTTACCGCCTTCAGATAGTAGACCTTCATTCAAAATAAGCCTTCCGGCAAGATCATTTGATGTCCATCTTGTCATTATTACAATAATAACAGCGCCCGGGTATAGCCTTGTGCGTATATCAGCTCTGTATCTATTCCAGATTTTTTCCTGTATTAAATCAGATGTTGCCTGTTCAAAATCCTTAACAGGATCATCAATTATCATAAAATGAGCTCCATAACCTGTAACGCCACCCTTAATACCTGCAGCCAATACTTTTCCGCCTGCTGAGGTGTACCATTCGCCTGCAGCCTGTTTCTTTTCATTCATAGAAAATTGCGGGAAAACATTCCTGAATAAATCATAATTACATGTATCTCTAACCCAACGAGTATATTCTTCTGCTTTTGAGTCATTATAACTTGCAAGAATAATCTCTCTTCTTGGATTACGGCCCATAAGCCATGCTAAAAACATTTGAGAAGCTAAGTACGATTTACCGAAACGCGGAGGAATAGAAATAATAAGCCGTTTTATCTTTCCTTTTTCGACTGCTTCAAGTTTATCTGCTATTAACTTAATATGACGAGGTGTAACAAAATTCGGGTCTATGTATTTGGCAAAAGCAAGTAACTCATTATTTCCGTAGTTTTTGCCATATAAAACTCTGTCGGACGGCTTTATTTTAGAGAATTTTTTTAAACTTTCTTCTAAAATTATATCGAGTGTTTCTTTCTTATTGATTGCGAACATTTAACCCTCGATCATCTTTTGCGCATCAGGATTGTCCGGATTTTCGTGCAAGACTCTAATTCTAATTTCTTTCTCTATTTGTTTCCAATACTTCTGTATAACTCTCTTCACATCCGGAACTTCGCTGAATATCTCAAGAACCATCTGAATAATAACTAGAACGCTCATATTCTCTTTAGTTTTTTCTTCAAGTTTCAATTCAAAATCCGCTAAAGTCTTAAATGCGTATAATGCGCCGTCTTTTGATGAAACCTTAAGAGCTGCATCGTCAACTATCTGGTCATAAAAGCTATCGACAAGCGTCCGCGTTTTATCTCTTATCTCTACAAGCCGATTCTTTTCAACACTCTCTACAGTCTGCCTTGCCACATCCCTTATATCAGACCTATAATCAGCCCATGAAAATCCTCTCTTGTCTTTTTTCTCAGCCCAATTTTTTATTGTATTTGGAGTAATAGATATGGCAAAGTCCTTAGACAATAGCCGGGCAGCCTCTTCATACGATGTCCCTTGTATGAAGAGAGAATATGCCCGTATCTTGACATTGTCATTATATGACATTACTACCTCTTTAGAAAATCAAAAACGTATTTCGCTATAGTTAATGCTATGGCTCCAAAAGAGGTTAATAATGCGAGCTTCAATTGAAGTAGTTTTTTGTCTACTTTCTCGCAAATGTGATGTTCATTCTGTTCAAGTTCGGCATTCCTTCTTGCTTCGGAACGTTCAAAATCTTTAAGTAAATTCTTACCTGCCTCTTCTAAACGTATAATTCTTTCTGAGTTTTTGACGGATTCTTCTCTATAACTATGAATCTCCTTTTCGAGCGAATCAAATCTTTTCTCCAGATTGTCAAAACGAACATTAAGTTCGCCAACGCCGACTTCTATTTTTTTTAGAGTTACATCTTCCATATTCGGTACCTCATGCGAAGTTTATGCAGCTGCAGGAATATATGCAAGAGCCAACTGGCAGCAACTGAGTGCAATTGGTAACAAGTGGGTTATAAATTTTTAATTTGAGTTAATTATTTATATATAATTGCACGGCGGTTTATACGACTTCTCTAAAAACTCGCGCAGGTCATGAACTTTATAGAGGATTTTCCGTTGAGAATATTGGAAACATGGAATTTTCCCCTCTTCTCTATAGCGGGCTACTGTGCTGATCGATACCTTTAGTATCGCTGCCGCTTCGCGGAGCGTTACTAATTCATCATCTTTATATTTTTTCGTATCTATCATACTACTATGTTAGAGACATAATCCAAATGAGTCAAGCAAATTACCAAACATAACCAACAGATACTTTTGTCCCAAAAAAATCATTAGCAAAATCTATACCTCCGCCGACTGTAACTCGTCCGATACGATAGCCATACATTATGCCATAGTACAGAGACGCTTCATTGTCGAACTTATATCCAAAACTAACAGAAAGCGAATGTACTCTGTTCATCCAGTTGTACGCTTCCGGAATTAACGACTTCGGTATATCTGTTTCGATCTCTCCTATACCGTCTGATATAGTTGTGAATGATATGTTGCTGCCGCCAAAATTAAAATTGTCGTGGGTTATTTTCTCTCCGCTTATCTGTCTTGTAGTAACTGTATCGCTATTTTGTACATCTTGATGCGAAAAAAAATAGTACACAGACGCAGATCCTGCTAAGAGGCCAATTATAAATGATGTTATAACTTTTTTCATATTTACAGAATCAACTCCATAAAATATATGCTATCCCATGTGTATGAATACCCAGATTGGTTAAGGTCGAACACGCTTGCTTCATAGTATAGCCTGTCGTCACTACATCATCTATTACATATACCACTTTCCCAATATATGATAATGCTTCAGTCTTTATCTCAACTTTAGCGTCGCATTCTTTTATCCCTCTGGCGCGTTTATCCCAAGGCTCAAAAAGATTTCTTGTAGGGATATTCAATGCTGTTGATAATCTTTCACAAATAATATCTACAGGATGTTCTTTTTCTATGTTGCGTTTGCTTCTTTGAGCTGGTGTGAATATGTCTATATGTGTCTTATACTTCTTAAAAAATCTTAAAAAATCAGGCATTACAATATCGGCAAATTTTTCGGGGGCGCTTTCTTTTAATTGTACTAAGTCTGCTAAAAAAATAGGGTCTTTATATCTTTTCAAGTTTAAAGCAAATGAGCCAAGTGTTACTCTTTTGAGGTGGAAACAATCTGTTTTTCGGGTTGGATTATTTGTTTCTAAATCCATGTCGTTCGGTTCACTCTCCCTCCCAACAAAAAAGAGTGTAGATTTAATTATTTTCACGGGTTTGCCGAGTTTCCGGGCGCGTTTAATCGTGTCCCATGTGCCGCCTTGCTCTTTGTCTGTGAATGCTACGAGTAGATCGCAGTCTTCAGCTATTCTTTGATTTCTATCATAATACCTGTGTGTGAATTCATATCTTTCCTTGCATCCTTGCAGATTAGGTAAATATTCCAACACTGTATGAGCATATAGTTCGCCAAAAATTTTCGCAGCAGTGTCAACGCCCTTAGCACCACCGGAAATAATTGTAATACCTTGTGGAAGCTGCTTAATAAAAGACTCAACTAAATCTAATTGTGCAAAATCGCGTGCGCCAACAATACCTATCTTCATCCCGATTCCTCTCGCCTGTTTATATGTACTTTTTAACAGATATGCAAGGGCTATCTGGTAACAACTGGTAACAACTGGTAACAACTGGTAACAAATGAGGTATAATTTTATTATTCCAGTCAACTTTAATATACAAATACTTTGCAAATTTTTCAAAAGGATTTACTTTCTAAACAAGGTGATGATATTGTTGTGGCTTGGTAATAATCAAGGCTTACACATACTACCGATAGGTAGAGGCGTTTATTACAAGTGAAGTATAATCTTATTAGTTTACATCAAGTATCGATGTAAACTAAACGCAATAAAACTTTAAAAATGTAAGCCGAAAATTATAAAGTCTTTTTTATCTAAGACTATAATAATAATCAGTCTCTTGAATAATCTCCGTTTTTTCTTTTATTCTTAAATTTTGGTTAATTGCTTCGCTATTTTTAGTAAATTGCCCTTCTTGAGTTTCAATAATAAATTTTGCAATTACTTGATCCTCTTCTAATTCTAATTTACCCTTCATCTCCTTACCCCTTATGCTTGTGCGTGAGAAAAAATATAAAATGCGCAGTTAATCGGTGTCAATTAATAAATTCCAGTAATTGCTGCTACTTTATATTCCTTGTGATGCTTATCATGAAAAATGAATGATTCTTTTTTATACTCAGACTTTAATAACTTTAACGCAGATTCAATCATATCATCAATTATGGCGTATTTAACATGATAATTATTCTGATTCATCCATGCTGACGGCTTGATCTCATCTGAAATCCTATATAAATCAGTGACTGAAGCAAGGTTTAAATCCCATTTCCCATCTAAACTTCTCATAAAAGCAGACCTATCTTTTTTCTTAAATATAATTTTCCCAATAAAAAGAGAGATTTTGATATCTATATTTTGTTCCGCTATTCTATATATTGTATTAACGGCATCATCCGGAGAAGCATAAACTACAGATACCGCATCACCTCTTGCAAGAACTGGCAAATATGCTGATTGGCTCTGTCTGAAAACATCAATCCATACATTGTTCCATAGCCAATCAAGAATTTTTAAATAGTCGTCTGGATTTTCATCTTGAATAGCTTGACTGTTTTCAATATCAGTAATTGCATAATATAAATAACCTTCAGATATTCCTGAATTGAAAAGCATCTTTGCGTTAAATTCGTATGTTTCTTCTGAAATTTTTTTCTTAAGATAATTCTCTTGAGTTATATCTTTTTTTAAATTTAAAGAATTTATTTCTTTAACGTTAACCTCTGATTCACATCCAGGACATGTAACAATTGTATACTCCGAAAAGAAGAGTTCATTTGAACAAAAAGGGCATGAATTGTTTATTGAAACAATATCTAATTTTTGCAATTCATTAATTACTTCAATCAGCTCCGAATTTGAAAGTTCAATCTTTGCAGATAAGTCAGATGGTTTTAGTAAAATATTAGACGTAAATTGAGATAAAAAAGTATATACCTGCTCCAATTTATCAGAATTGATATTACAATTACGGAAAAATTTTATCCAGTCTTGAGTAAATCTTCTCATGTATATTACTTCCTTTTTCAAGCATTACTCTTAAATGCCCTGTACTCATATTACATGATATCCTTGCACATTCAAGTTCTTTATCGTCATTATGCAAAAAAATAAAAAAGTTTTGCCCTATTGATTCAACATTGGGAACACTTCTTATTGTTTTCAATAAAAGACCATGACGTTCTACATCTAAAGTTTCATTTTCTTTTAGAAAGCCAATAAATGTACCATTATTATTATAAAACTCAGCAACCAATGGTTTTAATGTACCAATTGTCAGTTTAAAAAATTTATCGATGTTCCTTTCCGAAGCATCCCCAGTTTCATATAATAATTCAAAGCTATACGGCAATATAAGACAATCCTTTGTTTCGGTTGTTTTAATATTTTTAATTGATGCCCTGCTTATTCTTCTTTCTTTTTCAATATCGTTTTTAAAATTTTCGGATTCTTTAATCCCAAGTTTCTCCACGGCTTTTGCAACAAATGGCAGCAAGCGATCCTCCGGGTTGACATTGTGTAATTCATCGTTATCCGGATCTGTTAATTTCGGTTGGTCAGTCGAGACACATATATTGTTGTTTTTAACATCTATTGTAAGAATGTTTATAATTCTGGTTGTAAAAAGATAGCCAACTTGAACTTTAGTTATATTTTCTGCATTAGGGTTATTCTTTTTAAGTTGCTCAAGAAGAGTATCCATGAAAGCTGGATTGAGTTCATCTATATCAAGAGTTGCGCTTGTATCTTTTTTGGATTTTATTGCAAACCATATTTCAATTTTATCTTCTTTCTTTTCTGTATATACAATCTTTGGATTATCCCGTGCCCCCGAAGAATATGGATCATACTCAATTGTATTGCTACCTTGAATGATTTTTGATAACTCGTCTTTATATTTATCAGGAATCTTAAATAGTTTTATAGTTTTAGCTCTTTCTGCTTCTGCTATTTTGTAATATTTATAAAAAACAGATAAATCAGAATCTGTTGAATCAATCCAATCAAAAATTTTGCTCTGAAGCTCTACAGGTTTTGCCCCTATTGTAATGCTATTATCTTTATTCTTCAGATTCCTGAGATATTCTCTTATGAGTTTACCGCCCCAATATGATACATCGCTTACATAAAGAATGGCTTTAGAAATCAATACTTTATCCTTTTCTTTCATTTATATTCATCTCCTCTTTCATTACATAATGCACTATCATACGATTTATTTTTGCATTAGTTTTATTAGCCATAATGATCTCCTTATATTTTTTATATTGATTTACGGTATCACTTTTACCTGGACCCTCTCCATATGCTCAAAATTATTTTCAACACCTCCCACAAACTCTTACCCAACATGAAACTCTAACCAACACGAACACCCATCAACACCAAGTGAACAGCCTTTGTCTTTTGGACACGGAAATGGCAGATTATCAATACATGGAACTACTTCTACTATTGCACCATCCATCTTTTCAAATATAGAACAGCCTTCAATGCAATGTATTTCGGCTTTTTTAAAACCAAGTTTTTGGCATTGCTTAAATTTGTCACGATGAAATTCAACCGAATATGAGTATGAGTCTTTTCCTTCTTTCTTATAAAGATCAAATGTTTCCCGAAAAAGTCCTTCCCTCGCATGATAGTTATCTTTAGGAATTACATTCTCAAGGATATGCTGCACAAGTACATCAAGCGCATCCATATCAGTAACTATTTCAGAATTATTTTTTTGCAGATTGTTTTTAGCTTTTTCAAATTCGGAATAATCAATATTATATTCATTTAAAAGTTTTGTAATTTTCCCTTTTGTACTGGTATCTACAGGGATAGGATTGGCCTCCAACTCAGCTTTACGCTGTTCCCATTCAGCCTTTGCCTCTTCTTTTGTTTTAGGTTCTGATATTGACATCTTGATTGTAGCGGTATACCCATTAGCCGAAACTTTTGAAACTCCAATTTCTTTCATAGATTTGTTTTCATCTTTTGTTTTTTCAGGAACATCAATTCTTTCCGTTTCTTTCTCAACAACAGTATGCTTTGAACCTCTATCATTACCAGTTGCTTTCCGCCATATAAATATTCCGCAAAGAATGGGGAACGCTCCAAACAAAACAATTCCCACCATTCCCGTGCCGACATCTTTTTTATCGCCAAATAACATTGAAATCCCGATTAGAGCCATAAAAGCCCCAAACAGAAAGAGTACAATCGCCAAAATTTTTAGAAATGTTTTCATTGCATACTCCTTATCACTTTAAATACTTGACAAAACATACACACAACCTAACTATCCCTAACAGGTAAAAAAGATGAATAGCATACAAACAAATATCACAAAACGTAAATTAGAAAAGTATGGCACCCCGCCCGAAACTTGTATATATGTAACAGTAGAATATATTATTCCATTTAAAATGAAAAAGGGACCTCTACTTAAAGAAGGAAATTCAGCAACCTTCGACATTGATTGTGATACTACTCATTATAAAAGATTTAAAAAACATATTAACGATTTCCTTGAAACAGAAGAACAATATTTGATTTCATCAAAGAATAATATTCTCTAACCCTCTAACTTCTCATACAGCTTCGCCTCAAAATCGTCGCAACAACCTTCTATGTTGATTTTTAACTTCAAGTCTTCAGATAAATCAATCTTGATAACAGCTTCGCTATCATGTTCTGGGCATGACATACCTTTTACAATTTCTTCTATCTTTTCTTTCGCAATATCTAAAATCTCTTTAACAGTAATATCAAGATTATCATGTGAATAAATTACCCTGCTGCCCATATTGAGCCCTCCTACTATAACCCTAAACTTACCCTTTCTTAGCCTACGCTTTGTCTCTCAGCAGGCATTTCGTCCGCCTCTTCCTCCACCCCCAGCAATATATTCACCGCAGGCTGTAACTCTGTCTTTTTACGATACGCTTCAATAACCTTCTGTTCCTGCACTGATATACCTTCATTCTCAGAAGCCGAAACAAACATTTCACCTTCGCCTGTAAGAAGCCAAGTGAGATTAACTCTATATAGTTCTGTTATTTTGACAAGAGTCTCAGTAGAAAATCCGGTTTTTTTTCCAGTTATCATATCACTAATATAAGAAGGCGACAAATCTACACTTAACGCGAACTGATTTTGTCTAATTTTTAATATATCTAGAAGTTTTTTTAATCTATTTCCCAAAAAAATACCTTTTTTTGTAAAAAAAATCACTTATAGAGATTTTTTTATTGACATAATTCACCTGTAGTGAATTATGTAGACTACTACTGCTACTACTACAAAGGTGCAAAAATTGCACCTCGGTAGCAAATAGTAAAACAAAATTATGTCTCCAAACTGTCTTTCAGACGGACAGTTTAGAGACAAGGATAAAGGCAATTAGAATTAATTGCAACATTAATACTTTAAGGAGGCAGAGATGAACAAAATTAAAAATCTCATTAAGGGAGCCGCGGGAAAAGCCTACATAATTGAATTTTCATTTGGGGAAAGGTTTTGGCGTGTTGGTGGCGGACGCTACTTCTCTGTAGGTATAATAAATCCGCTTAGGAGTATTTCTCTCTTTTATCTTTCTACTGATTATTGCGGAGAGATATGTCTAACAATCTGCAATATTGAATTTTACATAGATATGAGAAATTAAAAGGAGGTAAGCATGTCAGAACCAGTCATGTATTCTTTTTTCGGCTCTATTTTATCGGTGATAAAAGGATATCGAGTTCCTGTTTTAAAAGCAGTTCCTGAATGTTTTTTAAACTCAAATCAAAGAGCGGAAAAAATTTCTGAATCTTTTCAAGATGCTCCCGGATTGAATTTGAGGATTTTGCCGAAAGATCTCTTTGAAGAGTTGCGCAGATATCGGGAAGGAACTTTGAACAAATCTCAAGGAGGTACAATTTGAATCAAACACTAGCTAATACGCAAAGCTTCATTGCAGAAGCACGCAAAATAACATGGAGGGATATTGATGTTGCAGACAACGGCAAGCTTAGAGTAGCTCTGTTGATGAAATATGGCTCGCTCACAAAAGCGGCTAAGGCCTTATCTGTTGATTATATAGCTCTTAGTCATGTTGTCAATGGGCGTAGAAATCCGATTGAGTTTGTAAAATTAATTCAATCCGACCTTGCCTTGTCTGACGAACAGGTGTTGAAGCTCTGGCCGCTGTTGAAGACGTGGCCTCGTAAATCTCATGGGGTGAATTAAGGAGGTGCTATGAGAGTAATCAGTATGAAGTTAATAAATCAGGTTATGGAACTCAAAGAGAAAAATAAAATCTCAACTAAGGCTGCAATGGATATGCTTGCAGAGACAGGCGTATGCAAAGCAGGTGAGCTTCCTGATGTTTCATCAATGGACGCTATAATTAAAGGCATAAAAGCCAAAAGAAATAAAGGGAGGAAAGCCTATGGTAGTAAAAATAGAAATACCTGCGCTTGAAAATGATGCGGTGACAATAAAAGAGACAGTAGAATTTTTTGTAAAAATTCACAGCTCTTTAAAGTCTAATTTCAATATCTTTAGCGTGCCGGCTGGAATTACGCACAGTGTTCAAAAAATTTGCGATTATATCAATGATAATTATTTCGCCTGTGTTGCTATCGTAGTGGAAGGGTGGAATGCGTTTATCTTATTCAATGCAGTAGAAAGCAAAACTATTCATTAAAAGGAGGAACTATGAAAAAGATAAAAATCAGCAACTGGGCAAAAGACATAGTTAGTCATATCGAAGAGAATGCAGGATATGAATTGGATTGTAAAACAAAAACAATTCTTTCGCAGGAGATAGAAGTATCAATACAGNTNAANGGAGGAGTCTCCCAGAGGTATATTGATAACTTGATAACAGCATACAGAATTCTCAATGCAAAAAATAAAGCGACGCCTTCGAGCGAAAACGCCGCTACAACAATAGAAACATACACACATTAAATATTAAACATTAAGGAGGGTAAAGCAGTGCTTGTAAAAAGTCAAGTAGAAAAATCAAAAGAGAGTCTGACTGTGACAAAAAAATCCAGAGGACTGCTCGTTATGGACATTACTCAATTACTACTTTGGCAATTCCCTGTTGGATGGACCGCAGAGGAGATTGCCACCCAGTTAAGAGCTAATGTCCGCACTGTCCGCAGAATTTTGCAAGATATGACAACTAAGGGATTATTGGGTAAAAAATACCACATATACACCATAAACCTTGAAATCATTAAGCAAATCTACGGTGGCAAATGGTACGTAAAACAAGAGACAGACAAATCTATAATGCTCACCAAACAAAAACAAAATAGAGGAGAATAAAGATGGGNAAAAGAAAAAATACGCAAGATTCAGTTGTAGATGATAACGANATCATTCCAATGGAAGTACCTGTAAAGGTTTGGCAGGGAGAGCCGGACGAAATGCCGGACCCTGCAGTTATGGGGAAAAGGCTAGCATTTTGGGAACACCAAATTGCAGCAGGAGCTACACAGATGGCTATAGCCCTCAAAGCTATAAAAGACGAAAAACTCTATCTCGCCAGAGAATATGATAGTATGGAAGCATACATAAAAGACTGTATTCCTTTGTCTTTAAGAACAGTGCAATATTATTTGCAAATAGCAGACGCCCTAAATGAAAAAACTCTTGAAAAATTTTCAGGTACGCCAATGAAACTTTTAATCGAAATATCCCGCAGTGAAGAACTCAGAGAAGAGGCTAACAGCGATGACGCAGATGCCGACGATGTAGTTAAGAAGGCAAGGGAATACGAGAAGAAAAGATACGAGAAAAGAATTAGCGAATACAAAGAGATAATAGATGCCAAAGAAACACTTCTACAAGACCTAAGAGATAAATCACAAGAAGTAATCAACAGAAAAGATGATGAAATAGACAAATTAAAAAACGCAGTACAAAGCATGGCTGCCAGAGATGGCATAGACCCTGACAGGTTAGTATTCGTCACACAAAAGCAGGAAGCTATAGCATTAATAGAAGATATTTTAACTTCGACTTTACGGCAATTAAGCGACATAACGAATATTCCGCACGACTTGATGGACCCGGAGCTAACAGGTCGGCTGACATATGCTGTATCTGCTATAAAGTCAGGAATCGGCAGGATTGAAGATACATTCTTTATAGAACTCAAAACAGCAAATGAAAATGTCAATATTATACCGGAGTGATGCTATGGCTAAAGGAAAAATCTTTGATGAAACTATATTAGTTGAATTTGCCAACAGGCTTCACGAGGCAGAGAGCAAAAAAGCAAAAGGCGAAGCAATTCAATGGTTCATAGATATGACAGGAGTGTCAAAAGGCACTGTATATAGAATTATTGAGAAGATGTTCCGCAAAGAACCTCTTTCTAAAATAGCTGCCGCTAAGCAGACACGCAGGAGTAGAAAAACAGACATTCAGCTTGCGCAAGAAAAGCGAGATATTCTAACTCTGGCAGCAATCAAATTTCAAAACGGACCTGATAAAAGACCACTCCCAACTGAACGAGCTCAAATAATATGGAATTCAATGGGTTATGGCAAAAAAGAGAAATACTCCAGATCAACTGTAGACAGAAAGTTGGCACAATATAGAACAAATGCCAAACATATGAACAATCGGCCGGTTGCGCATAGATTGAAAGCAGATTATCCGTTTCATGTGGTCGGTGTGGATGCTACGCCGCTTGACCTTTATTATCTTACCTTAGACGCAAATATCAAAAGATATGATACTCCAAAAGGTGACAAACATCTTGATGACATATTGCAAAGAGAACAGCTCAGAAAGATATGGCTATATTGCTTAGTGGATATGTATTCAGACGCATTTCTTATTATGCCATTTGCGAGTCTACCTAAAGGCATAAACTCAAAGAAAAGCGGAGAGAATGCAGATGATTGGTACAGCTTTTTAAAATTTGGCTTTCTCCCTAAAAACAATCTCATATCACCGCTTGACAATTTCCCGCTTCCACTTCTTGACTGCCCGATTGAAGGGCAGCCGACTATCTTGTTTTGCGATAAAGGGTCAGGCATTGGCGGTTCAAAGCTCATAACAAATCTTTGCGGCAACTTGGGTATAGAGATTGTTATACATGTGCCTGGTAACCCATCCGCTAAGGGCTTTGTGGAAGGACGGATAAGTGCATTTAAGAGGTCGTATGAAAGTATGTTAAACCGCAACTTAATCAAAAATATAAATCAGCTTATATATTTTTGTTTTTCGTGGTCTCATAAGCACAATAAAAAAAGCGGCGCATATGACAAATGGCGTGAAGGAGTGCAGGATAAACCTATTATTAGGCTTACGGATCAGAGTTTTAAAAATGCATCAGTAACACGCGTAGAACGTGTCATTGATGCTTATGGCTGCATTTCAATTGATAACAAATATTTTTTTGTTACAGAAGATGAATCGTGGCGTGGGCAAAGGGTGCAGGTTTATCGTCCATATGTAAGAGAGGGCGGACTTCGCTACAGCGTGCTTCTTGATAAGAAGATTGTATCTTGCATAGAAGGTAAATCTGAACATGGCTTCAAAGATATAAAATCATTCCCAAAATCCGAAGGCGCAAAAAACAGGGAAGAGGTTAATATCCTTGCAGGTCAAGTGCGCAGTAAACAGATTTTTGAGGATATACTCCCAGAGCTGGACGACGGAAAGGTTCGCCATCTGCCTAATAAATTCACAACAAAAGAAGTTCACACTCCGCTTGTCAGAGACAAATTTATGTCGGTAAATAATGCAATAGATTGGATGCTTAATCAAAACGGTCTCTTCTTAGAAGAGATACCTCAAGACTACATAAATAAGATCAAATCAATATTTGAGATGTTACTATACGAGACTGGAAGTATCGACGGCGATACAGTTGTTACTTTTAGTAATTCTTTAGCAAAATATAAAACAACTCTTATAGAACAAAAAGGAGATTCTTGAAATGTCAGAAAGAAACAAAGAAGAATTAATCGCTCAATTAGAAAAAGATTTAAATGATTCTTTTCCCAATAATGTGATTAAAGTAATAGAGGATGAAAAGATTATTTCGGTAGTTGCTGATTCCTGTGATTTATTCGAGGATGATAGGTTTATCGAAATTTTAAGCGGGTACTGTTTTCTTTTTGAGAAAGCTGGAGGGTATGAGTTTGATGTTTTTGTTCCAGAATTGGAAGGTTATTTATATTTTATGAAAACAAACAAAAAGCTAAAAGGAGAATAAGAATGCCGGAAAAAATAATAGAAACAACAAACACACGCGCAATCAAAAACGCAGTTCGTCATTGTGTCGATAGAAACGGAATGATGGCAGTAGTAGCAGAGATAGGATCAGGCAAGACTACAATGTTTGATTTGTTAGAAGAACATTGGCAGTCGCATCCGGATAAATTCCGAGTCGTAACTGTAAAAAGTTTTGATTCGCCTTACACAAAAATCGGAATTATAATGCGATTCCTTCTTGAATCTCTGAATCCAAAAACACACATTCCGCGTGGCAATGAGCGAATGTATAAACTTCTTGCAACTGAACTCCGTAAATACGCTAAGAAAAATTTCAAGATAATACTGATGATTGATGAAGCGCAAGACCTGCGCAAACAAACTTACTACGACATAAAAAAGATACACGAAATAGCAGGTAACGGTATGAGCCATCTTTTTTCAGTAGTGCTGTTTGGTAAACCATCTCGAAAATGGGACAGGCTATATGCAGGTCCGGAAATTGGCTATAGAATGGATATAACTTTTTTGGAGCAACTTAATGAAGAGGAGATTGTTAGGATTGCAGAAATGAAGCACAATATTCGCTTCGAGAATGACAAAGTCCGTAAGAGATTTTGCGCTTCACTACAATACAAAACTCCGCTTGGAATAAAATATTTCAGCGAAGCATTAAAACGAGAGATGGGCATAGGACTTGATGATGCTATATATATCAACGCAGAACTTGTGATAAAAATTCCAACAATCACAATGAAAATACGACTGAAGCAAGCAAGTATTACACAACAGCAGCTTGCAGACTTCGCCCGTAAGGTGTCACCAAATCGCAAATGGACAGTACAAAGAATCTCCGAATGGCTAAACGGACATATCCCGCCTGATGATTCTGCCGCACAAGAATTGCATCATCTGTCTGAACAAATTTTAGCGAACGCATACGATGTGCGAAGGAATAAAATTTCCGGGGTGAGTGCATGATACCAGGAATGAAATTTGACGACAACAAGTTACGCTGGGATTTATTAGCTTGGGACGCAATAGAAGCTATTGTAGATGTTTATACTTATGGGGCAAAGAAGTACGAGGATAACAACTGGAAGCTTGTAGATAAGGACAGGTATTTCAGCGCTTTAATGAGACATTTAACAGCAAGCAGAAGCGGCGAAACGCGCGATGAAGAAAGCGGCAGAAGCCATTTAGCTCACGCTGCATGGAACGCTATAACTTTACTATGGTTCGAGATGAACGAACCAAATAACAATGCATAAAAAATAATTATAT